GCCCAAAGCCCCATAAGCTGACATAGCCAGCCGAGCCCATCTGCTGACCTCTGCCCCGATTGCTAATGCGCCGACAACTTCCCCAACAACTGGAATAGGTGCTGTAACAGCAGCAGCACCAGCAAGCAGTTCAGGAGTGACAGCTCCCAGCACCGCACCCGTTGCAGCTTGCCCTCCGATTTCTCCAACCCTTTGGAGGATACCTTTTGGAGCCTGGTTAGCACCAGAGCCGCTATCGGGCTGTCCTTGAACTTGCGTCGGACCGCTCGCAGCTGTACGAGCCGCCGTTGTCGCACCGCTGCCGGATGGTGCTGAAGCAGCTGAATTACCCTGCACACTACGAATATAGTTAGCAAGTTTTTGAGCAGCGGCAGTATCTCCAGCTGCGTCAGCGTTTCGAAGGGCCTGGTAAACATTGGAAAGATCCGGTTGGTTGTCTGCCATTATTGGCTCCCGTATTTATTCACGAGTGTGGAGATATCGGAAGGAAGGGGCGGAGCTGAATGACCTGACCCAAGATCCCCACTACCAGGCAGCCCTTCATCAGACATCTTGTCAATCTTCCCTTGCAGGTCGTTGTAGGTTTGATTGATTTTCGCCAGAGCTTGCCCGCCTTTTGTCCCGGCAATTCGCTGAATCTTTTCTGGAGTCGGGATGGATTGCAGGTAGCTCTTCGTCTCATCCCACTTAGCAGCTGCATCTGCATTGCTGGGCTTCGGTGAGGACTCCATCCGGGTCAGGGCAATCTGTGCGGCAGTGGAGAGCTTGTAAGCCATCGTCAAGTTGGTGTCACCAGAAGTTGGCGTGGTGAGCTTCTGCATTTCATTGATGACCGATTGGTTGGCCCCACGACCTGCACCAAGGGTTGCCACTCGGGCGAGTTCAAGCCCAAGCCCAGCAGAGCTTGTCTGGAACATCTGCACTTGCTCTGGGGTGAGAGCTTGCGTGCCAGTTTTCGCCAGAGCGTCGGTGAAAGAGGCATCTCCCAGATGGGTGAACGGGGAATTGGCTGTACCCACGCTGAATCCAGACATCTGACGGAGATTTCGAGCAGCTTCAGCAGCAGCCCCACCGAGTGCGACGGTGTTGTTTTCCTGCGTGGCGGTGATCTTCGCCCCGAGTTTCACATATCGGCCATCGGAGGCAAGCCGCTCCCCTTTAACTTGTCCGCTGGGGTCCCATTGGTAAGTAGCCCCGCCGATATCGACATGGCTGGGCGCACGGGAGGCTGCTTCATCTCGCCGCAGACCGATCATTTGCTCACGCAGGGCTGCATTCTGCGCCATGCTTTCGCGACGCAGGGCCACGTTATCAGCGTGGATTTGCCACTGCTCCTCACGCTTGGCCTTCAAATCAGCCGCTTTCTGTACGAAGTTTGCTCGATCCTTGCTATCCATGCCAGCCAGCTGCTGGTTATTCGCCCATGCGGCAAAAGCAGGGGTGCCAGGTAGCGGGATAGTTGCAGGGTTTTGTCCGGCTGCAATCGCTTTACGAGCCAGGTCATTCGCACCTTCAGCTGTCGGGTTATTCGCATAGGCTTGTGCAGAGCTGCCAAGATCTTCCTTCGCACGAGCTTGCTGTTGGGCAGCGTAGGCAGCTTCATCCCGAGCTTGCTGTTGGGAAGAATGCGCGAGCGAGTTCATCTCAGTCATAGAGGCAAAGTCGCCCGATGCTGCGGCAAGCCCAGCAGCTTTCGTGAACATCTGAGCCTGGTTTTGCGGAAGGGTTGCATCAGCTCCCTTGAGCTTCAGTTCAGAGGAGATGAAATCCCCAAGCTCTTTTTCAGTTTTGACCTTCTGCTGCATTTGCTGCGCTTGCAGCCCCTGCATCATTGCCTCACTCTTCATAAAGGAAGTGCGGGCTTGCTGCTCTTCGAAATTCTGCCCTTGGATGAGGGAATTTCCGTAAGCAAGCCCAAGTCCTTGGAGGAATCCGCCGAGACTAGCCATGAATATCTCCCTTAAACACCGAATCCGTAGCTGACGCCGTAGCTGGGGTCAGAGACGCCAGAGGTGAAGCCGTAGCTGTTGGAGCTGCCTCCGCCCCCGGTGAAGCTGTAGCCGCTGCTACCAGAGCCCGAGCTGAAGGCATTGTTGAAACCAGAAGTAACTGCAGAGCCGATCTGGTTTCCAACGGTGCCCGCTGCTTGTTGGTTAAGAGTGTTTTGGTTCTGAAGGATCGAACCAGCGGCGCTAGGATTGCCGACATTTGCACCAGCGAGTTGGGCCAGGAAAAGCTCTTGGTTCTGAAGTTGCGTGGAGGCGAAGTTCTGCCCCTCTTGATTCAGAGCGGTGAGGCGATTCCCGGAGTTGAGGTAACCGGAGCTTGCCATCTGCCCGTTTACCGCATTCAGACCCTGCTGAAGTTGGAACTGATATCCGGGGGTGGATGTAATTGAGCTGGGGTCTTTCATCAACGATGAAAGCTGCTCTTGATATTGCTGGCGTTGGGATGCAAAAGGATCTGCAGCTGCTGCTGCGCCACTTGCCCCACTGCTGCCGCTGCTGAGAGCAGATCCCACCACTGCAGATGCGATTCCGCCCGCAACTGCCCCACCAACTGCGCCGAAGCTCATTTTGATTCTCCTCTTTGTGCCGCAGTCCACTGATCAGAGTGTTCTACGAAGATGTCTTCGATCTTGGCGGGATCGGTTTCGTCTGTGACGAGGATATTCTGCCAAATTGTGTCGGTCAAGGCCAGAGCAGCCTTACGGCCAGGAGCCCCGACGAAGAAAAATGGAGCTTCGAGAGTTGCCCAACGATTTTCAGAGCAAACTCGAATGAGTCCTTTTACAAGCATGTTGGCCAGAGGCTGCTTGTGAGCATGGCCAATGAGGAATGTTCCAGCTGGGATGTGGAGTTCACGAATGCAAAACCCAGGGCCGAAGAGGTGGACAACATGCATCTCAACTTGGGGGGTTTTCAGCATCAATCGCTCTGCCTCTTCCAGATTGCCCTGGCCAGCTGCTCGCATAGCCAGGGTTTGACGTGCGGTGTTCCAGAATTCATCAGTGCTGAGAGCGAGGTTTCCCACCGGGATTACTCCAAAGTAATATACGACAATAACTAACTGGATAGGAGCGTTACATCAAGCTTCCCATCCACCAGCCGGAGTGGGGCATTGTCTGTATGCACCATCCGATAGGCACGGCGGCGGAAACGGCCAGCTCGCTGAATCAGCTTTCGGGTTGGCAAACAGCTAATTACCTTCGCCCCTTTCCAGGTGTTGTAGTCATCATCTGAGAAATCGAGAGTGATGTTGGTTGCAGCATTGTCGCCAAGTAAGAACAAACTTGCAATTCGCTTGTAGTTAATCGTCCCGTAGTCGTAGATTGCAGTGATTGCGGTGACGTTGATGTTGTTGCCCTGATCTTGATAGGTTGCGGGCTGGAATTGGAACAGGCTGCCGTCAGCCGTGGATTGCATCAAATCCATGTTCTGGCCATTGAGGTAGTAGCAGCCAACAAAAGCTTGCTCCACCCCATTCACTACTGAAGTCCATTGCTGCCACTGATTTGAGGCCACATCATAGACAAGCGTGATTCCGAGATCCGCGAAGGTAATCCCATAGAAGCTATGCCCGACAATCCGCAGCCCAAAAGAATAAACCTGGCTGAGATTGCTTCGATTCGCGATTTTCTCAATAAACGGCGTGGAGATAACCTGCATTTGCAGGCCATTAATCATGATAAAAACCCTCCCTCGCTTGCTGTCTTGCGCGAGGAAGAAGCTTAAATCAGTCATCTCCACGACTGAATCCCCCTGAGCGAGGCCAGAAGTCCAACTAGCATTGGTCACAGGACCGAGCTGCGTGCCTTCATCCGTATTACCATTGGCTGCATTAGCGTCATAGTACATCTGCACGCCCTTGTTATAGTATGCAACTAGGTAATTCAAGTGCCGGTAGAGACCTGCAGCAGTGCCCAATGTGAAATCAGCCTGAATGAAGTTCAGAGCAGGCCAGGTAGTCGGGTCGTCAATCGCACTGCCTCGAATATTGCCGCTGAAGCCCGATGTGGCATCCATCACATAAATAATCCCATCGAGTTCGCAGATGCCTGGCGCGGTGGCTGAAGGGTAGTTTGAATCAGTGACCTTGGTGAAAGTACCCCCGCTGCCATCACTGTTTCCGGCAAATTTCCACAGCCCAGAAGCGCTCTTAATCAGCGTGGTGCCATAGGGCACATCATCTAAGTTGTAGTAATGCTGGCCAGCCATGGTGACAGACGGGATTGCGACAGTCGTTCCACTTACAATGTCCCGCACCACATCCCCATTGATGGCGTAGCTGCGCCCATTGCAGTTGAAAGTGCCCTGAGCAGCCCCGCTGGGTGTAATCACAGTGGAAGTGCCCGGCCGCTTCACCAGTGCCATGCCATTTTCCGTCTGCTCGATGAAGCAGTTTACCATCCGGCTGTCCTTCGACAGCGTGCCGTCTCGGGAGGCGATGGGATGGCAGAGGGAAAAGGTCTGCTGAGGTTGGATTGCTTGCTGCGCTTGACTCGGCATCGCTTACCTCGCCATCTTTTCCGAAGGGGTGAAAAACACAGATGCGTTTTCCTGTGTCCATTGCGCATCGAAGAAGCGTTGCTTGAATCCCACGGCTTTGCTGTTGATTTCCTTCCGCTCGTCGGGGGGCAAGCGATATTCCAGCGCCAGTTCATCCAGCAGCTGCCAAATCAGCATCCGAGCTGCTTCCTGTGGGAAATCCATCGTGGAGGTCAGGGCAGGCACATCTGCAATCTGCCTCTGCACAATCACATGAATCTCATGGAAAGAGTCATTTGGCACATTGTAGAGAGTGAGAATCCCACCAGTGAGCTGCGGATCATACCAAAGCTGATTCGGAACTCCCGGCTGGAACTTACTCCCCAGCAGAATCCAGTCATAGCGACTGATAACCATCAGAGTCACGTCATTGCCGCCATTTGCAGGCACGCTACCATCTGGATTCAGCGTCCGAATATAAGCTGCCATGATCTGCGGGGGCAGTGGCATCCCCATAATCTGACTGAGGTTGTATTGAGATTGCCCAATCACCCCCGGAAAGGAGACATCCTCCGTACACCAGAGTGTCGGACCTTCAATTGCCAGATCTTTTGCGATTACATTCAGTGCTTCCAGTGCGTCTGCCAGTCGATCCGGGGGAACAGCTTCATCTTCATCATACGCGCCAGTTTTCCGAATCACCGACTCAGCAATCTGCTGCGCGGTCATGCTGAAGGTGTAGGTATTCGCCATATCGACCTCAAGGAGAAAGGGGGCAAAGCCCCCAAGTGTTTAGATCTTTTTCACCTTGCGTGGGGATTTCTCCTTCATCGCTTTGGTGCTGCTGGATTTCATCATAGCAGCTCCGAGGGCCGCTGCGCCAGATTTCACAGACTTAGGGGAGACCTTCTTCCCACGAGCCTGAGGGATTTTTCGACTGTGCATAGTCATCGAGCGCCTCCAGAATAGGTCAGACCTTCCTTCACCATTTCCAACACAAGGCTGAATACATAAGTGCCAGTGCTGTAGCCAGTGGAGTAGAGCCAGACGCTGCCATCAGTGCCTGCAGCGTTGTTTCGCAGACCCTCGAAGTCGACGAAGCTCATGCGGCCTCGACCTGCCAGCGGAAGGATCGGGGTGATCGGACCTGCAGCATTGCCCCAGGACAGAATCAGCTCCAATCCATCTGCAATGGAGTAGTCAATGTGATCGAGCCGAGCCAACGGAGGAGCATTGCCATCACTGCCAGTGACCTTGAAGCTGGTTGCTGGCGTGACAATCTGAGTGTTGGCCAGATTCGCTGTGTCGAGAATCCCCGTCACTTTCACATTCAAGTTCCGGGGACCGTCGATCAGAGTTTGAGTCAGGACGGAATTCGCCATTACAAGCTCCGATTAGCGGTGCTGTGCTGCCACGAAGAAATCCGTGGTGAGCGTGCGTGCTGCAGCCGTGCTCGGGATGACTGCATAACCAGCTTGAAGAAGGCCGGTCGGCAAAGTCAGGCCTTGCAAAACGCCATTGAGCTGATAGTAGGCTCCGACCACCGCACCATCCGGGGCACCATTGTTCGTGATACCGTTGGTGATTGCGCCGATGGTGCCGCGATCCGGCTGATCGCCCGTAGTGGGGTTCCAGAATGCAAAGCAGTTGCCTTGGGTGTCGATTTCAATCCCAAGTTCAACTTGCGTTGCAGCAGCGAGCGGGCAGGCAGCCGGGAAGGGGAAGGTCTGCAGACCAGTGCCATTGCGCACATTGAGCGTGAGATTGCCGGAGGTGTCACTGGTGATGAAAACCCCTTGTGCATTTGCAACTGGCGTGGCGAAGAAGCCGATTTGCAGCGTGCCCAAAAGGCTGTCCACCTGCCCTGACCACTTCATGAACATGCGCTTGCCGTTGGTTTGGAAAGCAGCGGGGGTGGAAGCGGATTGCGGAGTGGCTGCAACAGCACCGGAGGTCAGCAGGCCTGCACCGCCAAGCGAAGAGGCCACTTGCGCGAGGGTGCCGCCGCCAGCCAGGGCCAGCGCGGTCAGATCACCTGCATTGAGGTAGTCGAGACTGATCAGTGCTGCAAAGGTCGGGTCCGGCACATGGGCATTCCCCATGGTTTGCTTCGGAGCCGCGTTCGTCAGGCCATGCGGCATGCGGGTCGTTTGCGACAAAGTTGCGGGCATTTCAAACTCCTAAAAAGAACAGGGGGAGCTGGGTGGAGGTTATCAAAAACCTTCTCCGATAGCTCCCCCTGATGGGGTGGGTTTCCAACCGGGATTACAAATTATTAATCCCGGGGCAAAACTAGCCAATTAGGCTGCGTTCGAGCCGTACAGACCGCGCGGATTTGCCCACAAGAACGTGTAGCGCTCGTAAGCACCGATCTTGTAGTTCCTCGTGTCGGAATCATTGTCTTCCCAGATTTCCAGCTCTTCACGCTCTTGCCAGATCATGCCATCCTGGATGTTTGTGGTGATGAACCACGGACCAGCGGCAGTGAGGTACGGATTGCTGACACAACCACCCTGAATCATACCCTCAGTGTTGATCGGGTTGATGTCATTGTTGTTGTTGCCGACAGCCTTAGCAGTCTTGAGAATGCGATCTGCATTGAACTTGTTGTTCGGATGGACGATCAGCTTGTCCCCCGCCAGCGGTTCAATGTAGCCACGGTCATCGCGTGCCTGCATCATCAGAATCAGCATGTCTTCAATTGCCGCTTGCGACAGTGGAGCATCGACTGCCATCTTGTTCTGCCAGAAGCCCGAGGTGAAGTTCGGGTGGGCCGTGTTCAGCAGTGACACACCATCACCACCTTGATACGTGCTGTTGAAGGCACGATTGAACACGTTCGTCGCGTTGATGTTCTTCGTTTCGCGGAAGGCTCGGCGGAGCTTTTCCACACGACCTTGCGTCAGCTTCACGTAGAGGTTATCCTTCAGCTCTTCGTGGGTGATGATGATACCCAGGCCATACGCGACGTTCGTACCACGCGTCACGAAGCCCTGTTGCATACCATCATAGCTGATCGGGGCGCTTTCCGGCTTGTACACTGCCAAGCCCAGGCCGATGCTTTGCACGTACTCTTCGTAGTTCTTGTCCGATTCGTACTTGCGGAACATCATCGGGTAGTACTCGGGGGCCGAAGCTGCCGCCGAATCCCACCATGCTTTGACACCTTCCCACAGTCCCTTGGGGTAGGAACCAGTATTGACGACGGAACCTGGCATCGCGGTTCTCCTTTGACTCTACGCAGAGTTGCCCAGGACGCTGTGCCTGGATTCCGCTGGTTGAATAGAAAGTACTTCTCGCGATGACGTTAGACGCCCGCCGTGTTGCCCATCAGCTCATGCTGGTTGAACTTCACCACCCAGTTGGCATTGACGCCAAAAGCATTGTTTGGCTTCTGCACCAGGCCCAGGAGCTTGAGGTTCAGTGCTTGCGTGGTGGCGACACTGCCCGTATTCAGCACAGTGGCCGAGTTTTGCTGCGGGGCCGTCGGGTTTGCAACCGTGAAGCTGGCGTTCTTGTTGACCGCCGTGGCCGTCAGTGCATTCAGGCCGTCATCCTGCAGTTCAAACAGCACATTCGGATCATCGACAACAATGACCCAGTATGCTTGCAGCTTCGTCGCCGGGATGTTCTGAACAGTCAGGTCGAGGTTGATACCTACCAGGCTGGGGTTGTTCGGGGTCTGGCGCAGGCAGCCGATGATGACGCCGCGAACGGTGTCCGTGCCAGCTGCTTTCGTCACACCCGGAAGGCCGTTCGGATCGCCCGTAGCAACGCTTTTCACAGCATCGCCAACGTTATACTGGTTGGTGTCAGTCTGCGGGATGTAATACAGATTGCCGCCGCCATTCCAAGCGGCACCATTCAGGTAGCGCGAGGGGCGGAAGCCTTGGGGTCCGACTGCATTCGGCATTTTGTGCCTCCCAAAAGGGTTGAAAGAAAAACGGGGGTCGGCACTGACCCCCTGCGCTTACCTTACTCGCGACGCTGTGCTGCGCGTTCGTTGAGTTGGTATTCGTGGCGGTAACCAGTGTCGATCTTCGACCGCATATGCTTCAGGCTGCGCATCCCGGCTTTCTCGTCCGGTTCCTCGGCCTGCTGGCGAATGGCCCGGTCACGTTCATCTGCCAGATCATATCGCTGTTGTTCGATCTGCGCCCAGACTTCATCAGGGACTTTCAACAGATAGGCGCGGAGTGCTTGCCCATCGCTGCGAGTGCCCTTCACGAAGCGACTGATTGCGCTGCTGATTTCCTCATCAGGTACGATCTTCGCTTGCTTTGCGTAGAGTTCGTCCTGCGTCACGAAGTCAAACCCTTGCATAAGCCGGGTTTCGATTGCGCCGTTATCGTCATTCTCCCAGACCAACTTGTAGCCAGGGATGCTGCCGTGAACGTGCAACTGGAGGTTGACTTCAACCCCTCCCAAGTGGGCATCTCGTTCGCGCGGTTCGGTGCCTTCTTCGCGCTGCTCGCGGAGTGAGCGACCTTGCCGACGTGCTGCGAGAAGCCGGTTGGTATCTGCAGCAGGGGCACGCTGAAATGCGCCAGCTGCGGTGTTCGGTGCAACGGGTTCTTGGGACATGAGAATAACTCCAAAAAGAAATAGGGTGGAAGAAGCTTACTTCTTTGCAGTGGTCTTGTGGATGCGTGGACCTTCTTGAAAATAGTTCTTGAGGAACTTTTCTTCAGTGGTCCAGCCCTGGCGGATGCCGAGTTCCATCATTTGCAGGTCTTCGGGGGGCAGGTCATGCTTGGTGTGACCACCGCCACCGCCGCTGCGGGAGCCACTGCCGCCCACGCTGCCCCGATCGGTGGGGTTGCTGCGACCTTCGCCGAAGTAGCGCGGGAAGGCTTCTTCCATCTTTTCCCGGAGGAGCTTCAGGAAAGCCGGGCCACGGGCAGTTTCACCACCCTGGATCATTTCATTTGCAGTGGCGAAGGCATATTCGCGCATTGGGCGACTGTCGCGCATCCATTGGTTGCCGTCAGAGATCCAGGTCAGCAGAGCCGGATTTTCGGTGTAGCCATTTTCGTCAATGCCAACCTTCGG